CCCCAATGGATCAGGCATCCAGTATGTTACTTGCCAATCTTGTTCAGGACATAATTCAAGATGCTTCTCTACTGAGTGATTGAAACTACCCATTTGAACGTGTCCATCATGAGTGATACATCTACCATCACCAGTGGGAACTAGGAACAATAATTTCAAAGAACTACCTCATCTGGATTGAGGTTTTTTACGAATTGCACAGGATCTTTTTCTGACTTGTGTACCCAATGATACTGCATCATCTCAAAAATAGGATTCCATGTCGGGATGCAGACATAATCCTTCATGTGTATTTTACTACCAGTGCTTTCAATTGCTTTGCTGACAATTTGTTCAATTGCTCTGTAAAGTGATCTAGTAGCAACTGCTTATACTCTTTCTTGGTCATATTTTACCAAAAGTTGTGTTTTAGTGAATTTACAGCAAGTTTCTCGTGAAATTTAATTAGTCTTTCAACTTGTTTCTTATCAGAACCACAAGGAGCATTTTTTAAACATCTAATAATACACTCCTCATCACTGATAGAGGGTTTAATAGTAAACCCCCATTTATCAACCTTTTCATGGGTTGGTGCTTCGCATGGATCAAATTCATGTGGCATTAGTCTCGCTGTCTCCAATCCGAAGGTTTGTCTTGTTTAAACCAATCTTTGATATCGTCAGCATCAGTAAATCCCGTTTTATGATTGGATGGGTCGGGATCACCTAACCCCATCCTATTCAGAAAATCATCTGTGCTTCCTTCTTCAATCTGTTGTGTGATTTGACGACGTGCCATCTTCAACATTTCATTAGCAGAAGTATTTGCCTTTGCGAGTTTGTTTGCCCAGATCATATCAGACAACTTTACTTCTTCTCCATTTGCAATGCATTTGCAAATGAACTCCATGCGTAGGCGATAAGCAGTTGATAACATTAATTACATCCATTATCATTCATATTTATGAAAAACCTCTGAGGTAAAAAAACACCCCGAAGTTTTTTTCGGGGTATTTGGTAACTAAAAGTCGAATTTCAAAATCAAGTCAGTACGATGATCATAGTAGTGACCATGACCATGGTGACGGTGAGGGCGTGTGATATGCCTGTGACCTGGGTGATCCCACTTACTATGGGGGTGACAATGATAGAGATGTTTACGTGGGTGTTCATGACAATGGTTGTGCCTGTGTCCGTAACGTCCATGTGCCTGAGCAGGTGCTGCTACAAGCAGAGCAGCACTAGCGGCGAGTAACAATACTCTTTTCATCAGTCCTCAGCAAGTTTAGCGAAGTAAGAGAGGTCGGGGTCTTCGTCCTCTTTCATTGATTCTACACTGCTTCCAAACCCGCTGGTGAAGTCAGGGGTCGATGCTTTAACTGTCTCCTCTACGTTGAAGACTGGATCCTGCTCTTCCTCTTCCTGCATACGAGCAGTGCGAGTCTTACCAAGTACCATATTCAAACGTGCTTCAAGATCAGTATAGGACTTGAAGTTCTTCTGATCAGTGAAGTCAGAGAGGGAATACTGACTGTTGTAGATCTCTTCCAGACGATCGTCTTCAAAGTCTCCGAGAGTGGCAGCACTACCAAACTCAGAACGATCATAGTTCCAGTAACCATCTTGCTTGACGATCTTCAATTTGAAGTCAGCACCTTGCCAGAAGTCAAAAGGATTGATGGGTGTCTCATCCTGAAACTGAGGTTTCATTGCCTCAACAATCTTATCGTGGATCTTCTTACCATACTTGTAAAGGAAGACACGACCTTCGTTCTCAGGATGCAAAGGATCCTTGACAACGTAGATGTTTGAGTAGTAAGACAGTTTACGCTTCTGCTTACGTGCAACCTCTTTATCAGAATCCAAACCGCTGTTCCAAAGAACACGATTCAGATCACCAACAGGATCTTTCTGATTGAGAGTAGTCAATGAGTTCTCAATGTACCAACCACCAGTACCTTGAAATGCATGGGACCAGATCTGTGCCCAAGGCAAGTCTTCGCCAGTTGGAGCAGGAAGGAAACGAATCACAGCGTAACCGTTACCTGCCTTGTCTACCTCTGGTTTCCAGAGGCGTTCATCGGGACCATTACCTCCCGAACCCTTACTCATCTTGTCCAGTTCCTTAGTCAATGCAGCGATAGATCCGCTGGACTTTTTGAGTGATGAAAATGACATCGTATTCTCCGTATTGTTTGTATTTGGTTTGGGTGTTGGGTCTTACGCATGAGACGGTCTCCCGCCTGGCTGCCCAACGAATGTATAGTATCAGTCTATGGGGTCGGTGTCAACCCCTGATTGTAAATTCTTTTTCCACCCAAGCAATTTGTCTTCCATCACTTGGAGGATTTGTAGGAGGTTGCCTTCCCCGTTGGTGTAAAGATTAGACACGGTGTCGATGCGTTGCTTCATCTCTTGCACCTCAGTCTCTTTATCGCCATCTTCTTCGACATAATTTGCCATCATTTCTATTCTAGAATAGAATACTTTCTGCTTGGCGATTAGTTCGAGTGTCTTATTTATATGTTCAATCTTCATCTCATCATCAAATCCCCCGAATTGCTGTGACATTCGGAGGAGTTCTGTATATGTGGATTGCAAATCGTTTAGTTCTTCTTGAACAATTTCTGATTTAAAAAATTCTTCTGTCATAGTTTAACTCCTGCTAGATCTGATACATTACCTACTACTCTTGTGTATAAATGAAGGGTACCATCTTGCTCGCATTTAAGATGCCAACGAGACATCTGCAATACTCCATCATAAGTGGCACCTGTTAAAAAGTCTTCCCCAGATTTGAGGATAGACTTATACATTCCATACTTTGTTTCTACCATACGAAATGCATCATCGATCCACTCATAGGGGGAGGACTCCCCTGCTGGTTCGTTTGATGCAATTGAGGTGTTGTGCATTTGCTTTGATTTTATCTTTAAGTGGTTTGCTAATTAATTTACTTACCATTTCCAACTCTATCTCATACTCTTCACAAACAGATGCTACTGCTTCGATGTAATTGATAAGTCCATTATTGTTTTGTACTGTGTGTTCCACCAGAGCACTGAATTTGTTCTGAGTCATGAAGTTTTCTTCTAATTCTTTCATCGATTAATACTCTCCTGAAAGTAACGGTATTCTTTGATCCACTTACAAAGAGTATCAATATAAGGTATCTTATCATACTTCTGAACAACTTGCATCTCTCCATTCTCAGCGACAGAAAGTGTAACAAGTTTAGTCACTTCACATCCAGTCAACTCCCAATACATGTATGCATAGGCAGATTCCTGAACAAAATACTTATCAAGAAAGGATTCTTTCTTTAAAGAACCAGTTGTTTTGAAGTCAATGATTGCTAACTCACCATCAAACTCAGCAATGCAATCAACACGACCAGCAATGCATAGGTCAGTAGAATAAAGAGGGGCTTCAATAATATGAATATTATCAATACGATCGAGAGTCTCACGAGCAAACCCAAAAAGGTACGAGGGCAGACCTTTGCTTTCCTTAACCTTTTGCAAGTCGCCTTTAAGGTAGTTCTCAACGATGCCATGATACTTTGTTCCTCTCCATGATGATGTACGTCTGATGTTCTGTGCCTCAGTCCACCCTACTCGCTGTTCCCACTTACGGATGCCTTCAATAGATTGATGACCAACAACAGTAGTTACTGATGGATACCAGTCACCATTAGGTGACTTATAAAAACGACCTTTCTCACTAGTCCTACTTTCGAGTTCATTGATCTCACCAGCAGGACCTACATAATTAAATGTCTTCATTAACTAAATCCAAGGTTGATTTTACTGACCAGGTACTCGCGAACGAGTCCAGATCTAACGATGTCTTCGATACCAAACTCAACACAATCAAATGATGGCATTGTCTGTAAGATCTTCATGAAGTCTAGCACACCTGTGCGTTCATTGCTCTTAATAAGGTCAGATTGAGTGTAGTCACCAGAGAAAATGATCTTTGCATCCTCACCAGTACGTGTGATGATGGAATCAAGTTCGTGGAAGTTCAAGTTAGAGAACTCATCCACAATGATGACGCATTTGTCAAGGGTTACACCACGAATGAATGATGTAGACCAGAATGATATGGTCTCTTGTGCTCTAAGATTATCATAGAGCATTTCAAACTGATTGTCATCAGGCATAGTGAACATGTACTTAACCATGTTCTTGTAAGGAATCTGATATAGATTACTCTTATCCTCATGATCACCAGGCAAGAAACCAATCTCTCTTGTAGGCACAAGAGAACGAACCATGTAGATCTTCTCATATGGTGTCTCAGGATCTAGCACCTGTTGCATAGCAAGGTAAAGACTAATGAAAGTCTTACCCGTACCAGCAGCACCGTGTAGAACTAAGTTTTTACCCTCAGCATACGATTCAAACACCTTCTCCTGATTTTCAGTGAGAGGTTCAATAGTTTTTAGATGATCTAAGTTAATTGGTTTCTTCCTACGCATCTGCTTTGCAGTCATGTTAGTGTTAGGAGTCTTACGCTCACGGGCAGCAGGCATATCAAGTATATCGTGAAAGGTTTGCTCGGGGGTGTGCTGATTGAATCTTAGACATTACATCTTTGAATCCGTCAGAGGGTTTGGGTTTACCATAGGTAGTGCCAGCGATACCCGCTTGCCAATCCTTGTCCCAGTCAGGGTTGTCTTTTCTCCATTGATCATATGCTTTCATAGTCATGGAGAACTCTTGTTTCTCGCCTGTGTTCTTATTTATTACGTTATATGTAGGCATTAGTTCTGAGGGAGTGGTGTAATTGCTGTTACCTTTG